GCGGTCTTATTTCACCGCCAAACGACTCGAAGAGCCATGAATAGCCCTGAGAAGGTCACAGAAGGTGGCCAAGTGGTTCAAATAGGCTCAAAACGGCTCACACAGGCTGAAGAGAGAACTACAGAAGCACTTATTGGCCGAGAATCGCCAAGAATTTACTCAAAGCTGCTCGATTTGCCGTCGCGTGGCCAAGAATTGATCGATTTTGCCGATTCGATCGGGATTCCGATGCTTCCGTGGCAAAAATGGCTTGCAATGGAAGCTCACAAAGTAAAGCCTGACGGCAGATGGGCTCATCCGCTCATAACCGTCGTCGTAGCGAGACAACAAGGAAAGACGACGCTGATGAAGCTGCGCATTTTGGCTGGACTTTTCTTGTGGCGCGACGGGCTTCAGATTGGTACGGCTCACCGGCTCACGACATCGCTGGAGACTTTTCGAGACATCGTGAACATCATTGAAGAGAATGAATCACTTGCCAGCCAAGTCAAAAAAATTCGATGGGCTCATGGATCTGAAGAGATTGAGTTGCAATCCAAATTCGGCGGCTCACGGTACATGGTTAAAGCTGGCGGATCGGCTGCGCGTGGAATTTCAAAACCGGAGACGGTTTTTGTAGATGAAACACGCGAGCTCAAAGATGAAACGACTTGGGCCAGCTTGAGGTACACGATGATGGCTGCCAAGAATCCGCAGCTGTGGACACTCAGCAACGCCGGAGACCAACACAGCATTGTGCTCAATCAGTTGCGCGAAAGAGGCATGTCAGCTGCGAGAGGCGATGACATTGGTTATTTTGAATGGTCATCCAATTACGAGAAGATCGATGATTCGCCAGCATTTTGGAAAGGTGCTGCGATGGCTAATCCGGCACTTGGCCACACCGTACACATCGACAATTTGCGCGCTGTGCTCAATGATCCGCCGGATGTTGTAAAAACCGAAGTGCTTTGTCGCTGGGTAGCGACGATTTCAGCTGCGATCCCAAGCGATGAATGGAATGAATGCATCGAAGAGGATTTGGAGCTAGATCCCGAAAAGACAACATGGCTTGGCGTGGATTGTTCGCCGGATCGCAAATCGGCAGCACTTGTGGCCGCTCAGCAAATCGACAGCGAGCGATTCTTTGTGAAGCTCTTGCATACTTGGAATAATCCAATCTCGCTTGATGATAAAGCGGTCGCAAATGACATTGCGCCGTATTGCCGCGAATTTCAGGTCGAGGTGGTTGCGTACAGCAAGCGCACAGCTTCAGCAATTGCCGCGCGGCTTGTGCCAGCCGGAATCCCGATCACCGACATCGATGGCGCACTTTATGGCCAAGCTTGCGATGAATTATTGGGAGCGATTACATCAAAGAGATTGCGTCACAAAAATCAGACAGAATTATCCAAGCAGATTTTATCAGCTGCGCGATTACCTTTTGGGGATGGCGGTTGGACTATTGGAAGAAGGGCGTCACAAGCGACCGTGACCGCTTGCGTGGCCACAGCTCTCGTCACACACTTTGCGACACGCCCTGAGACGGATCTTGACATCATGGTCGGCTGATCGTATAAGCGGTGACAGAATTGGCGCATGGGATTTCGCGATCTATTTGTACCGACAGCGATCACCGCTGCTTCGGCACAGCCAACCAATGACATTGAAGCTTCAATCGCGCCGTACTACGCAGAGCAAGCAAATCTCTTCTTTGCTGGCATAGCGCAAGCATCACGAGCTGAAGCAATGAGTGTGCCAACATGCGCTCGAGCACTTGGCATCATTCAGACAATTGCATCACTACCGATGCACACTCGCAACACAGCAACCGGCGAAAAAGTGGCACAACCGCGCGTGATCAATCAACCTGATCCACGAATTCCCGGAGTTACATTTTGGAGCTGGATTCTTTCCGATCTCTTCTTCTTCCCGAGCGCCTATGCTCTTGTCACCGAGCGTTATGCCGACACAGGAAAAATCCGAGCAATGGAGCGTGTTGCACCGGAGCGTATTTCAATCACAACAAATGCAAATGGCACAGAGATCAATTCTTATGCCATCGATGGCACTTATGTTGATCCAAATTATCTTGTCGTATTTGCCGGCACACAAGAAGGATTGCTCTCACGCGCTGGCCGCACAATCCGCGCGGCTGCGGCACTTGAAAAGGCTGCAATGAATTTTGCTGTTGAGCCAATTCCACAAATGGTGTTGCGATCAAATGGCACATCACTTCCGGCTGATCGCGTTGCAAAATTGCTTTCGGCTTGGCGTACAGCTCGACAAAATAAATCAACAGCATTTCTCAATGCAGATGTATCGCTTGAAACACTTGGCTTTGATCCAAAATCGATTCAGTTAAATGAAGCGAGAAATTATGTTGCTTTAGAGCTCAGCAGAGCTTGTGGCTTGCCGGCTTATTTCACAGATTCACAGCAATCTTCATTCACTTATTCAAACGCGCTGGATAAGCGTCGCGACCTGGTGGATTTTGCTTTCAGAAATTACATGAGCATCATTGAAGAACGATTGTCATTCCAAGATTTTACACCGCTTGGAAATGAAGTGAAATTTGATCTTGATGATTTCTTGCGTGGCAATCCTTACGAGCGCGCGCAAGTTTATGAAATCTTAAATCGCATCGGCGCAATGTCGATCGATGAAATCCGCGAGGAAGAGGACATGTTGCTATGAAGCTCACAACACCAATGACAATCACAGCGGCGGATTCAAACGCTCGCACAATCACCGGTCGCATCGTTGCATTTGAAGAAGTTGCAAATGCATCAACCGGCAAAGTTGTTTTTGCAAAAGGATCCGTTGTACCAACCGATGTGAAATTAAATCTTGAACATGATCGCACTCGACCAATTGGCAAAACACTTTCAATGTCGGTCAATGAAGATTCAATCGATGCAACATTCAAGATTGCGAATACGACATCCGGTTCAGATGCACTTGAAGAGGCAATGTCCGGATTACGCGACGGCTTTTCGATCGAATTGGCCGTTGATGAATACACAATGGAAAAGGACGGCACAATGCGTGTCTTGGCAGGAGAATTGACAGGCGTTGCACTTGTCACAGAGCCAGCGGTGCGATCTGCTCGCGTGTCTGAAGTAGCTGCAACAGAGGCCGAAGAGCCTGAAGATTCTGATTCGACAATCGATTCAGAGGAAACACCAACAACAGAAGGAGACGAAGTGGACAACACCGTCACAAACGCGGATACCGTCGAGACGGTTGAAGCTGCTCAGTCAGTAACAGCAAGCTCAAAGCCAGCTGTCGGCGGATGGACTTCAAAGCCACGCTTAGAGTTCACAGCTGCAAAGTTGCTTGAAAACACAATCAAAGCATCACTCGGCGACGAAGATGCTCGTCAGTATGTATTGGCCGCGGCGGATACTTCAGACAATGCAGGTCTAGTGCCTACACGCCAGCTCACAACCGTGATCAATGGCCTTGCTAACACAACACGAAGCAACATCGACGCGATCTCTCGCGGCGCATTGCCTGATGCTGGAATGACATTTGAGATCCCAAAGATCACAGTTCTTCCAACAGTTGCGGTTACAGCTGAAGCCGGTACACCATCAGAGACAGATCAGAATTCTGCATTTGTGTCAGTTGATGTGAAGAAGTACGCCGGACAACAGACATTCTCAGTTGAGTTGCTTGATCGCTCAAATCCACTCTTTATGAATGAATTGATGAACAATCTCGCTGCACAGTACGCAAAGGCAACCGATACAGCTGTGAATGCTGCATTGATCGCTGGCGCAACAGCTGATGGCACAACAACAACAACCTATCCAACAGCTTCAGAGCTTCTTGGCGTTGTTGCTCGCGGTGCGGCATCAGTTTATTCAAACACACAGGGCTTTGCTCGTAACATCATCATGAACACTTCACAATGGAGCAATGTGATGACACTTAACGACGGCGGACGCCCAATTTACAACGCACAAGTTCCACAGAATGCCGGCGGAGTAGTTGCTCCAACATCAGTTCGCGGAAATGTTGCAGGACTTGATCTGTATGTAACCGCTAACACAGCGGCAGGTACAGACACAGACGGTTCAATCTTGATCGTCAATCCTGATGCATACACATGGTACGAGGGCCCTACTTATCAGCTACGCGCTGATGTAATCGCTTCAGGCCAAATCTCAATTGTTATGTACGGATACGGCGCAATCGCGACCAAGATCGGTGCTGGCGCATTCAAGAATAACAAGGCGTAATTCGCCACAATTAATCATGGCCTAGTTCGCTCCCGAGCTAGGCCAGCCGTAGAAGGGAAGAGCTCATGCCATCCGTCATCACAGCTGCACAGTTGCGATCTGTTTTAGGTGTGAGCTCTTCTCTTTACAATGACGCGTATCTTGAACAGATAATAGATTCGGGAGAGGCTGTGATCTTGCCGCTTCTTGTGGCAAATCAATCCGCCGTCGATGCTTACGAGCTCAAAGACAATGTTGCGTATTTCTACACAGCAAGATTGCATGATTTTGTAATTGGTCAATCAATTGTCGTTGCTGGATTGCCAGCACCATTTTCAGCCACATTCACCGTCGTTAAAGTCGGCGATTACTATTTCACGGCAGCTCTTACAAATGCCGATGTTACAAAGCGCGCGATTGTGCCAAATGGCACAGCGACTCTTTCAGGTTATGGCGCGGCAACACTTTATGCAGCAAATCCGGCCATCGAATCTGCGATGTATGCCGTGTGCATTGAAATCTTCCAAAGCCGAATCGCTGCCGGTGGCCAGATCGAAGGCGTTGATTTTTCCGCTACGCCGTACAGAATGGGCCGCAGCTTGACCAACAGAGTGTCGGCATTGCTTCAGCCGTATCTTGATGTCGAAACGATTTGTCAATGACAGCATCATCGATTGCCGTCAATGTTCGCGGTGCTTTAAAAACAGCAATTTCATCCGTTGCTGCAAATGTTTATGATTCCGTACCTGAAGCACCGATGGTGCCATTTGCTGCGGTCGTACCTTTTGCGCCGTACCTTGAAACGGTGTTGATTAACAAGTCAAGCATCAAGGTCAAAGTCAATCTTGTCATCACAATCGGCGTTGCAATGTATTCCAACGCGGCAGCACTCGACAACATCGAGCAGCTCACAATCAGCATTTTGGCGGCATTGCCGGCAAATTACACATTGGGAAATGTGTCAAATCCAATTCCCGTCCAAATCGGAGCTTCGGAAATTCTTGCTTGCGAGATCGAAGTCTCGACCTATTACACTCAAACAAACTAAGGAGACACCGTGCCAACGACCGTCATTACCGGACGCGATCTGACTTTGACGATCGCGACCACAGCTTACGACGCACAAGCAACAGCCGTAACACTTACAAACGAACACACAATCGAGACATACCAAACTTTAGATGGCCGCGCTTACAAAGCGATCGATGACAGCTGGACGCTGGATGTCGAAATGCTTGCAGATTGGGGCGCGACAGGATCGCTTTGCGAAGCAATGTGGTCAGCTTGCGAATCAGCACCAAACACAACATTGGCTGTTTCATTGACAGCTGCAACCGGCGCGGTTTTTGCTTGCAATGTTTTGCCGGTATTCCCAAGCGTGGGCGGATCAGCTCCGGGAGCACAGACCGTTACAATGTCAATGCAGGTCGTCGGTACACCATCCGAGACTTTTAGTTAAAAACAGAATCGGGAGCAAAAATGAAACTGAACATCACAATTGAATACTTCTCAGGGGAGTCGGCGACCTACCTCGCCGCTCCACCTGAGTGGGCAAAATGGGAATCAAAATTTGGCAAAACTATTCAGCAAGCCGATTCAATGGGAGTCAGCGATCTGCTCTTCTTGGCATACAACGCCATGAAGCGTGAAGCCGCTGGCAAGGCCGTCAAGCCTTACGAAATTTGGATCGAAACAGTTGCGGATGTAGAGGCTGGATCGGATAGCCCAAAAGTTATCCCGTCGGAAGCTTAAATCGACTCATCGTTGAGCTTTCAATCGCGACTCACATCCCGATGGAAAGTTGGCAGACGGCGGAACAGATTTTGACAGCAATCGAGATTTTGGAGAAAAACAATGGCAGGTAAGCGCGGTGTGTACAGCATCGAAGTTGAGCCAGCCGAATTGAAGAATTTGATTCAAACTCTCAACAAGCTCGACAAAGAAACTCAAAATGTTGTTCGCGATAAAGCGTACGGATTATCCCAACGCTTAGCCGGACAATTGATGATGTTTTCGCATTCTGCGCCAGCTCCACAAACAAAGCTTGTCGCTCAAACTATTGCGGCAAAACGAGATCGCTTAATCCGCGTTGATGTCGGTGGCCCAAAGAAGGTTGGCCGTAAATACGGCGGTGAAGCCAGCAAGAGCGGCAAGGGCAACAAGGTTCGACAAAATGCAGCTCCGGCCGGTGCTTTGTTATGGGGCACGGAATACGGATCGGGCCCGGGCGTGGATTCAATCGGTCGCGCTTACACAAACCGCTTTAAAGCACCGCGCAACAAACGCGGCTATTGGATCACTCCGGCTGTTGATTTTTACACACCAATTGTTGCCAAAGAATACATTTCCATGATTCAAGGCGTTATCAATGATTTGAGGTTGGATTGATGGCCGGTATTCCAAAAGTAAAGATCACCTTTGATGCTGATTTTGATGAACTCAAAAAGGGAGTCAAAGGAGCTGAAAACGAAGTCTCAGGATTCTCGGACAAGATCGGAAAATTTGGCAAGGTAGCCGCTGCGGCTTTTGCTGCCGCTTCCGTTGCTGCCGTTGCCTACGCTGGCAAGCTTGCGATCGATGGCGTGAAATCCGCCATTGCTGATGAAGCTGCTCAAAAGAAGTTGCAGCTCACATTACAAAATGTTACCGGAGCAACCGATGCGCAAGTCAAGGCAACCGAGCAATACATAACAAAAACACAGCTTGCTTTTGGTGTGACCGACACGGATTTGAGGCCATCGCTGGAGCGGCTTGCTCGCGCGACCGGAGATGTGGACAAGGCAACAAAGCTTCAGACACTAGCTCTCGACATTTCCGCCGGTAGCGGTAAATCACTTGAAGCCGTTACAAATGCCCTTGCAAAGGCACAGGAAGGCAATACAGCCTCTTTGGCAAAGCTTGGTGTGGGATTGTCGTCGGCACAGCTCAAAACGCTGTCAATGGACGAAATAACAAAGAAGCTTGCAGATACCTTTGAGAATCAGGCATCGGCTAAGGCTGACACATTTCAAGGCAAAATGGCTCGATTGTCACAAGCTTTTGATGAAGGCAAAGAGACCGTCGGCGGATTTATTCTTGATGCGATCACGCCGCTTGTCTCACAATTTGTGGACAAAGTAATCCCAGCACTTCAGCAATTGTCTGATGGATTAGGCTCAAAACTTAAATCTCCATTGAACGATGTCAAAGCTGTGATTGTTGATTTTGTCATCCCAGCATTCAAAGCTTGGATCACTTTCCTGACCGAATACGTTTGGCCATTCTTGATCAATGTTTTTGGGCCAGCATTAACCGGATTGAAAAATGCTTTTAATACGATCAAAGATGCTATTAATGCCAACAGCGATGATCTTGCTCCATTGTTCACGCTATTCAAAAATGTTGCGACATTTGTTCGCGACAATCTTGGGCCGGCAATCGGTACGGTGCTTAAAGTGGCATTTGAGGTGCTTGGCATAGCAATTTCAGCTTTGATCACAGGGCTTGGCAAGGTTGTGAATTTCTTTGATGATGTCATCGATAAGGTCAAATCATTTATTGCATTGGTTAAGGCCAATCCAATCGTGTCCGGTATTTCAGGATTGATCGACAAGGTTTTTGGTGGCGGTAAAGCTGCCGGTGGCCCTGTCTCCGGCGGTACGACTTACCTTGTGGGCGAGCGTGGCCCTGAGCTCTTTACGCCATCAGGCAGCGGCACCATCATCCCAAATCATCGCTTGGGCGGTGGCGGTGGCGGCGGTGCGGTCTATAACATCACCGTGAATGGCGCAATCGATCCCGAAGGCACAGCGCGCACCATCATCAACATTTTGAACAATTCGACCTATCGCGGCACATTGGGCGCAGGTGCATTTGCATCATGACGCTTTGGCAGCCGGAATGGCGAATCCTGATCGATACGGTTGATTACAGCTCATCGACGCTGGCAAATCTCAACATCACTTCAGGCCGCACATCAATCTATGAACAACCTGTGGCCGGTTATGGCTATGTAGAGCTCATCAACTTTGACAACAACAACTATCCATTCACCGTCGGTGCTGACATTTTGATTTCAATCAAGAATTCAGCTGGCACTTATGTGGACTTGTACGGCGGATTTATTTCAGACCTTGAAATCTCGGTGCAATCATCGGGATCGATTGGCTATGTCACGACAGCTCGCATCACAGCTCTTGGAGCATTGTCAAAGCTTGCCCGAGCTAACTGGGAATTGGCACTTGCCAAAGCTTATGACGGCACTCAGATTTACAACATTTTGAGCGATTTGCTTTTGAACAATTGGAATGAAGTCGCACCGGCTCTGACTTGGGCTGATTATGATCCAACAACAACATGGGCAAATGCTGAAAATGTTGGACTTGGTGAGATCGATACTCCTGGGCAATACGAAATGATTGCTCGATCTGCCGATCCTGTTTCAAGCTACACACTAGCTTCACAAATTGCAGAATCCGGACTTGGTTATCTTTTCGAGGATTCATCAGGGCGCATCGGCTATGCCGACGCTTTACATCGACAGACTTATCTTGCAGCTAACGGATACACGACAATTTCAGCAAATCAGGCCATTGGCGTGGGCTTACGCTCGGTGACACGCTCCGGCGATGTTCGCAATTTTATCACTTTGAATTACGGCAACGCATCAACGCTCAATGTCAGCGATGTCGCTTCAATTGCTGAATACGGCAAATTTGCTGAAATCTTTGACACCAATCTTCACGATGCCACACAAGCTGCATCGGTAGCGGCTCGACGCTTACAGCTCAAAGCCTATCCGCAAGCATTCTTTGATTCCATCGAATTCCCATTGGGATCGCCGGAAATCGATGACAGCGACCGCGATGCATTGCTCAACATTTTCATGGGCTTGCCATTGCAGATCGAAAATCTGCCAATCAACATTGTGGATTCGACCTTTCAAGGCTATGTCGAGGGCTGGACTTTTAGAGCTTCTTACAACGCTTTGTCGGTGGTTATTAACGCTTCACCGATTGAATTCTCACAAGTGACACTCCGATGGAATCAAGTGTCGGCAAGTGAGTATTGGAATACAATCAGCAACACACTCACATGGGAAGATGCAACAGGATCGGTGGCATAAATGGCGACGACAACGACAAATTTTAGTTTTCCAATTCCGCAATCGACGGATTTGGTCAAAGATGGTGCGACAGCGATCGCAGCTCTCGGCACATCGGTGGACACACAATTTGTTGATCTTAAAGGTGGCACAACAGGACAGGTTTTGGCTAAGGCTTCAAATACTGATCTTGATTATTCTTGGACTACACCGCAGGTTGGTGACATTACAGCGGTTACGGCTGGCACAGGAATTTCAGGTGGTGGCACATCCGGTGATGTAACGATCACAAATACAATGGCAACAGCCATTGATGCAAAAGGTGATTTGATTGCTGGAACAGGGGCAGACGCTTTCAGCCGATTAGCCATTGGTAGCAATTATGCATTTCTCCAAGCAGATTCAGCACAATCAACAGGTCTTGTTTGGAATAACGCTGCTTTTGTTTCTTATACACCAACGCTTTCCGCCGGCGGTGGTGGTTCATTCACTAGCGCAACCGTTACAGGTAAATACCAAAGAATCGGTAAAGTCTGCGTGGTCAAAATTGTCGTAAGCATTACAACAGCCGGAACGGCGAGCGGTTCAATTTCGGTTTCTATGCCCTTTACATCGGCAAATGACGGTGAAACTTATGCTGCTGGTGTATTTCGCGAAATGAATGTCACCGGTAATTCGGGCATTGGTCGTATTGTTCCAAATTCAACAGGTTGCAACATTACACAATACAACGATGCAAGTTTTATTGCAGATGGAAGAAAAATCGCGGGCACATTAGTTTATGAGGTGGCATGATGACAAAGTTTATTTCAACAATGGGCAATGATGACGAAATTTCGGATGAAATTTATTTGGCACGATTGCGTTATTGGCGCGATGGTGAATTAGCGCGAACAGATTGGACACAAGTTGCTGATGCACCTGTCGATCAAGCTGCATGGGCAACCTATCGCCAAGCATTACGCGATTTGCCAGCAAGCAATTCAGATCCACGCAAAATCACATTGCCGGTTGTACCATGAGTAACTATCCCGAGGGCACAGCTGCTCGCGTTGTAGAGGTCGCGCTTGCTGAAGTCGGCACAATTGAAGAAGGCGACAATCTGACCAAATACGGCAAATTTACAAAAGCCGATGGATTGCCGTGGTGTGGTTCGTTTGTCAATTGGTGCTTTCATCATGCCGGTGTAAAGCTGCCATCGATGGTCAGCACAGCAATGGGCGCACATAAGCTCAAAGAAGTCTCACGCTGGCATGACATAGATCCACAGATCGGCGATCTTGCATTCATGGATTTTCCACATGACGGCGTGGATCGCATTTCACACATTGGCATTGTTGTCGGAGTAGATGGAAAAACCGTCACGACAATTGAAGGCAATACATCAGGCACAGGCGATCAGCGCAATGGCGGAATGGTCATGGTGAAGGTTCGCGCTTTCGGGAGCGGAAAAGAAGTGGTCGGATTCGGTCGTCCGAAATTCGTACCATTCAAGGGCGATTTTCCAATCGTCGAAGCTCCAAAGGTATCGGCAACGAAGCCGAAGAAAGAGGTCAAAGATGGAAAAATCAAAAGCATTACTCGCAAGCTGGGCTCGTAGCTTTTTGGCTGCGGCAATTGCTGTGTACATGGCCGGCGTAACCGATCCAAAGGCGATCGCGACAGCCGGTGTTGCAGCTGTTTTGCCTGTTGTTTTGCGTTGGCTCAATCCAAAGGATTCAGCTTTCGGATTAACGGGGAAATGATCCGGAAACTACTGACGGGGGCGATGATTTGGGCACTTGCATCATCGCTCTCGTCATGTGGTTATCAGGGATGGACAAGGTATGAATGCCAAGAATTCGAGAGCTGGGAAAAACCGGAATGTCAAGAACCGCAATGCATCCCGTTGGGAGTCTGCACTAGCGATGTCATTGGATCATTACTCCCAACGCCCACACCGACGCCGCAGCCCTGAAGAAGTACATGCACAGCTGATCTTGATCATTGGCACAACTCTTGCAATGGTGTTTTTGATTGTGACCATTGGGATCACTTATGCGCTGATCTTTGTCACTCAGCCAATTTCTGCACAAGCTCCAAATGATGCAGCTTTCATCGATCTTCTGAAAACATTGGCGATCTTCTTGACCGGATCTCTTGGCGGCGTACTTGCTGGCAATGGACTCAAATCCAAGCCAAAACCGCCGACCGACACGCCGACAGCCACGCGGTAATCTTGACCTAACGGCGTTCTTACTTCACTCTTTACTCAGGGAGCGCGAACGTCGCTCCCAGTATCGGGAGCAATTATGAACGAGTTAGGAATCGTCGTGGCTATGTCTATAGCTGCGATCTTATGGGCAGCGATGAGCTATTCAGTGGGCTATCGCGAAGGTCAGCGAGAAGGCTTTAAGCGCGGTCGCGCGGTATCACGTCACGCAGCGAAGGAAGTGCGCTAATGGACGATGATTTATTCTGGATCAAGTTCAAGGAATTAAGAGAAGAAGTCAAATGCCAGCAACATGGAGCGATTAATTTTGGCTGCCACAAGTGTGGCGTAACTGTTGCTTTTACTTACATAATCCAAGACGCTTTAACCGAGAATTGGGGCTACTAATGAGCTTTCTAGACAATTACGAAGGCAACAAAGAGCGCACAGATCGCTGGATCGCTACATTTCCACAAGGCAGACTTGAAGCTCACATTGTCGAATTCAATGCTGACAAAGGTTATGTGCTCGTACAAGCTAAGGCATGGCGCAATCAAGAAGAGACAGAGCCAGCCGGTATTGATTATGCATACGGCTATTTGGCCGCTTTTAATGCGAACATGAAGCGATGGATGGTCGAAGATACGACCACATCAGCTTTGATGCGCGTCATGGCGTTGGTCATGGGCGGTGCGGAAAAGAGCACCAAAGAGACAATGCAACAGGTTGAATCAATGAGCACAAAGGTTGCAACGGCAGATGTTGCCCAGGAGCATAATTACTGGACAACAAAATTTGGCGATGTGCCAAGTTACAAAACAGCTGAAGAAGCTGAGCAATCCGGCATTCCGTCGCTTGGATCATCAATGGACGAAATTGCCAAGCAACTCGGTGGCCAACTGATCGAAGCTGCTCCGGAGTGTGCACATGGGCACATGATTTGGAAGCAAGCAAAGGATGGATCGCCTAAGAATTGGGGCGGTTATTTCTGCACAGAGCGCACCAAAGCTTCTCAATGTGTGCCGCGTTGGTATGTATTGGCCAGCGACGGCAAGTGGAAGCCACAGGTGTGATCGTGGCTGACTTTATGGAGATCCTCAATCCACAGACAATGACGGCGAGATTGTTCATTGAAGGCGTTGTCGTCGAAGAGTACAAAATCGAGCAATGCGACAAATGCTCTCAGCTACGCAAATTCGACAAATTTGGCTATCAAAAGGGCTATGACTCAACGGACAACATTATTTGGTTTTGTGGTGATTGCCGATGAAAATCAAGCTCGATGATGTTGAAGCGGCTATGTGCCACATTGCAGCTCTTAAAGCTCGAACACAGCAAGGCCATCAGATTGGATCGACGCCGCATTACAACAGCCGGCTTAACTTTCATGAGCAAGTGGCTGAAATTGCTGAATCACTTGCAGCTGAATGGGCTGTGGCCAAGTATTTCGGCATTCCATACACACCGGATGACAACAAAGGCAAAGAGCGCGCCGATGTTGGCAATGGCCTTGAAGTCAAATGGACAAAGTATGCCGACGGACATTTGATCGTGTATCCAACAGATCGAATCACAGATGTTGCAATCCTTGTGACCGGCAAGCATCCGGACTATTACATCGCCGGCTGGATTCCCATCGCAATGGCCAAGCGTGATCGTTACAAGAAGAGCGATCAGGATTCATGGTGGATTGGTGTCAATAGTCTGCAACCGATTGAAACCGTTATGAGAAGCTCTTATGCACATACTGTTATTTGATTGCTCAATTTGTTACAAGCTGTACGCCAAGCCAAAACAGCGTCATGGATTGAAAAAAGGTGCTGAATTAACAGAGCATGAATGGTTCGCGCAATGCATGAGCTGTGGCACATTTGGGATCAAGATTGTCGATGATGCCAAGATCGAAGGGCTAAGTGATGGCAACTTATGAATTCAAATGCGATCAATGCGGCACAATGGCAATCATTAATCGAGCAATTGAAGCTGATGGCGATGTCGATGCTGGCAATTGCATGGCATGTGGCATCCCGATGACACGCATTTGGGCTGCAACTTCAAGCATTTTTCGTGGTACTGGATGGGGCAAATCATGAAGAAGTTATCCACAGGCTTCATCCACAGGCTGTTGAACACGCCCAAGAACACGCTCAATGTTGAAATGTATTTGCATCATTCGGTACGCTCCATGCTCGTGGGCGAGCCGCTGTGGCGGATAGCTCGCAAGCGATGCTTGGTGCTATTGGCCGCGCTGTGTGTTGTTAGCACAACACCGGCAAATGCCACAAAAGCTGCAACTTATTCAATAGATCACTTAAAGCTTTACGCACATTCAAGATTGATTAACTACATTGAATTCCAATGCTTAAACAAGATCATCACAAAAGAATCTCGATGGAATTACAAAGCCAAGAATGGATCACATTACGGCTTAGGACAGATGAAGTCTCAGCATTACAGAGACCTCGATCCTTATCGTCAGATCGATGCCACAATCAAATACATCAATCATCGCTATGGTTCAATGTGCAAGGCATGGGCACACCATGACAAGGGATGGTATTGATGACGCTACATTCACAACGCAAAAGCAACAGCACTCAATGGAAAAAATTAAGGTTGCGAATACTCCAACGCGATGGCTGGCAATGCTATTGGTGTGGAGCAGATGCCACGACCTGTGACCATGTGATACCTGTTGCAAGAGGTGGATCAGATGATCCGGACAACCTTGTCGCAGCTTGTAAAAAATGCAACTTCAGCCGTCAAGATCGATTGCCTGAAGAGATGGATTTGATTCGTCAGAAGAAGGCAGGGCTTTTTTTAGATAGGGATTCCAC